GGTCTCTCACGTAAGGAAAACCAGGCAGGGCGAGAGGGGTGGTTTTGGGGGTCGGTTGGGGTGGGTTGAATGGGTAGGCGCTGGGGGGTGTTCCGCCCATCGTCTGGACCCTCCCCCGGACCCCGTCGCCAAGGGTCTGCTCAGAGGGGCTCAGACACCCTCAGGCAGGGGCTCAAACCGGGGTCGATCGGGGGTGCTTTCGCTGGGGCTTGGCGGGGGCTCTCGGAGGGGGTCAATCCGTGCCTTTTGGGCGACCCCGTTTTGGGCTTGGTCTGGGGCGGCTGGGGGGTCCGAAGGGGCGGCGGCTGTGCCTAAGTGGTTGAAATCGCAGGGGCAGGGGTGTCGCTGTGCGGGCGGGGGTGCCGTGCCGTATGTGCCCCTCACAATCGCACGACTCTAAAAAACCTCAGCTTCTGCTCATTGCATTGGCTCAGAAACCCCAGAACCTAACCCTTCTCTAAGGGGCTTTCCCTGGCTTTTGAATCACTGGTGGGGTAGGCAAGCCTTAGAGCTTAGGATTCTATCGACTTACCATGCGTTTCTACGCGAGAAGAAAAACCCCTGTCAAGGCCCTGGAAAAACCTGAGGTTTCAGAGGGGTTTGGAAGCCTGGGCTTTTGACTGCCACACTGACAGTCTGAGTCGATCCCCTGAAAAGGTTTTTTTTATGTTGTTCTGTCCAGTGTGTGATGTGGGTACTCTTGAGTGCTTAGGGACGGAACAGAGCCTGGACTTGCCTAAGACTAGGGTGCAGGTAGGATCTTATGATAAGGTTCGCCTGAAGAGGTGTCAGTATTGTTTGGCAGAGATCCTTACAGTGGAGAAGATGGACCGCATGGTGAGTCCTCCCAAGCGGGGGGTCTAACGGACCCTTGTCCTGTCCACGGGCGGAGACACTTCTTATATGATGTGTGTGGGCCTTGCATGGAAGAGGTCTGCCTTAGGTCTATGCTGAGGATGTGGGAGAAGACAGAGGATGATGGCAAAATATTTGGGCGTGGTGCTGAACAGGTTCTGGCGCTCCGAGCCTGGGTTTGTACTGATGGTCTTTCTCTTCTGGGCTCTGATCCTAGTGCCCCTGAGGGTTGGCGTCGAGTACTCAGAGCATTTAGACAGCACCAGCTAAAGAACAGGGCACGGGAGCACATGCTGCCTGAGGTTGATCTGCTGATGAACCGGATGGCTCAAGCTCGTGGCAATCCCCATCAAGGGCATTTCAGTGTGTACCCAGACAGCGGTTTGTGGGTCAAAGAGTGCATCACAGAGATTGTGAGAATGACCTCAGTGTGTGAGGCGGCTTATCTCTTGGGGGTGATTACCTTGAATGATTTGGCCAAACTGGAGTATGAGGGCAACCGTGTCACAGCGTCTGCTACTGTGGACGCACTGCTCAAGCACTTGAAGGAGTGGATGAAATGAACGAGACAGTCGATCGTGCGTGTTGTGCCTGCCCAAACATCTGGACCGGGGGCATGAACTGTCCTGACTGTGGAGAGCCTGGGGAGCCGTTGCGCACAGAAGGGGAGACCGATGAGTGACTTGCGTGGCATCCTAGCAGCCATTGAAGGGCTCGACCCTGACCGGCTGGACATGACCGACATCAAGCGCATGAAGCTGGAAGTGATCAACCAAGCGATCGAGGGGGAAGCCAACCCGAAGTCATTAGAGGTTGCGCTCAAAGCCATCAACAGTCTGGAGCCCATGCTGCGGGACGACGCTGAGAGCGGGGTGGACTTGGAGCTTCAGAACAAGCTGATGCTGCTGAAGACCGGGAGCGCAAGCTGATGGCGATCAAGTACCGGGGCGAAACGTTCTCTGGGTACAATAAGCCCAAGCGCACACCGAAGCACCCTAAGAAGTCGCACGTTGTTCTGGCGAAGTCTGGGGACAAGGTGAAGAGGATTCGCTTTGGTGAGCAAGGGGCAAAGACTGCCGGCAAGCCTAAGAAGGGCGAGTCGGACAAGATGAAAAAGAAAAGGGCCAGCTTCAAAGCAAGGCACCGAAAAAATATCGCAAAAGGCAAAATGTCTGCCGCATACTGGGCCAACCGTACAAAATGGTAAGCGAAGCAAAAGTAGCAAAGAATGAGGCTAGGCTGGACGGGCATGACGTGCAGATCAAAGTTTTATTCAAGGAAATGAATGAGTTAGACACTGACGTCCGCAGGATCAGTGATGCCGTCGTGCGGCTAACTACGGTCGTCGGGATTGCCACTCCGATCCTTACGGCCCTGGCCGTGACCTACTTGGCAAACTAATGGACTCTAATCAGATTCTTCAAATGCTTGCAGACTTCGGGGCTCTGGGCCTGGCGTCTGGTGCAATCTTCTGGCTCTACCTGAAGATGACTAAGCGCTTGGATGATCTGACTGATAACTTCCAGGCTCAGCTTCGTGAACAGATGGAAGACTGCAATCGTCGCGAGGCGGAGGTCCGTGATCGCTTCATGGAGGTCGTCAACAAGTACGATAACGAGCGCTTGCAGTGGGTCACACGCCTGGATGCCATCGACAAAGAGGTTCAAGACACTGAGGCTCTTATAAAGGAAGGGCTTGGTGAAATGCGTCAGCACTACGCAAAGATCAGCGCAGTTCTTGGTAAGGACGTCTAATGGCAACGGCTAAAAAGGCAAACCCAAAGCTGTGGGAGAAGGCAAAGCGCCAAGCTAAAGCCAAGATGGGCGGTAAGCACAGTGCTCGTGCCATGCAGTTAGCTACCCAACTGTACAAGAAGATGGGTGGCAAGTACGTCGGTAAGAAGCCGACGGCCAAAACCAACAGTCTGAAGAAGTGGACCAAGCAAGACTGGGGCTACTCAAAGAAAGACACCCCCGGACAGGGCGGCAAAGGCGTGTATCTGCCCAAAGCAAAGCGTGCCAAGCTGAAGTCTACGGCCGCAGGGCGCAAGAAACTGGCGGCGGCAGAGCGCAAGAAGGCTGCGGCAACCCGTGCAGGCAAGCAGTACTCACGTCACGGCCTTGCAAAGGGCACGTCACTCAAGAAGAAGACGACGAAGCGCAAGAAGCGCACGACAAAACGCAAAAAGAAGGCGTAACTTATGGCGATCAGCCCGGCCAAACAGGCTTACCTCGACGAGTGTGCCCAAAACTACAAGTTCTTCAGCGAAGACGTGCTCAAAATCGTGGACAAAAAGGGGCGATTGATCCCGTTTGTGTGGAATGAGCCGCAAACACAGGTTTGGGACGTGGTTCGCAAGGGTCGGAAGCGTGTCGGCTGCCTCAAGGCCCGCCAAGAGGGTATCTCGACGTGGATTGCTGGGTACTTTTTTTGGAAAGTGTTGTTCAATCCCAACGAGCGGGCGGTTGTGCTGGCGCACGAGACCGAGGCGGCTGCAAGAATCTTTAGTATCTATAAGAATTTTTACGAGTGTATGCCCGGATGGATGAAGGAGCACTTCCCCCTGCGGCACTCTACCAAGACAGAGCTAGTCTTCAAGAAGCACACCGGATATGTGCGGATCGCAACCGCCAATAGCCCCGATAAACTGCGGGGGACCACCGTTCACTACCTGCATTGCAGTGAAATGGCCTTCTGGGACAAGGCTGAACTGGTGTTTACGGCCGCAATGCAGTCTCTCACCGACCGAGGGGCGGCGTTTGTCGAGACGACAGCCAACAGTTTCAACCATTTCTACAGTTGGTGGGTCAGTCAGAACGGTTATAAGAAGGTTTTCCTGCCGTGGATGGCGCTGCACGAGTACCAACTAATCGAAACGGACGACGGCCTCACCGACTACGAGGGCGTGCCGATTGAGTTTGATGATGAGATTATGACCATCATCAACCGCCAGTTGGAACCCGAAGAGCGAGCGTATGTCACCCAGCACAAGCTGACTCCGGCCCAAACCAAGTGGCTGAAATGGGCTCTGAGCCAAAAGTGCGACGACGATTGGAAGCGATTCAGCCAGGAATACCCGGCATCTGCACAAGAAGCCTTCCTGCACTCTGGCGATATGTACTTTGAGGGCGAGTGGTTGCCCGAAGAAGTCACCAAAACGCACGATCAGATGCACAAACCAATGCCTGGGCACGTCTATGTCGTCGGCGTGGACGCAGCAACTGGCTCGTCAAACGGCGATTTTAGTGCCGCCATGGTCATGGACGTGACCAACAAGCAGCGCATCAAGCCCGTGGCGTGGTTTTATGGCAGGGTGCCGGTCCACCAGTTTGCTCAGACCGTGCAGCAGATGGGGCGCAAGTACAACGATGCCCTAATCGTGTGCGAGGTGAACCATGTGGGGGCAGCGGTTCAGGAAGAGTTGAGTATCGACCAGTACCCGAAGCTCTATCGGCGCTTCGTATACGATAAGATGGCAGCCAAGTACGTCGAAAAGCTGGGCTTCTACACCAGCAAGGCAAACCGTGCGATCCTGCTCAATCGACTGCGCAAGTTGATCTCCACCGACGTGATTGTGGAGGTGCCGCAGGTCCTGATCAACGAGATTGGCAGCTTCGTATACAACGAAAAGGGCGAGCCATACGCCTCGCCGGGCTGCCATGACGACATGATCTTTGCGTCGGCCCTTTGCCTGGAGGGGCTCGATCAAGTGCAGGTCGTTCGTGAGGAGGTCATAAAAAACTTTGCCCCCCGGAACGCAACCGATGTCGTGGCCTTTGAGAGAACCACAGGCATGGATGCGTTTACCGGGGAGCAACTCGATGAGCTAGCCAATGCACGGAAGTACGACGAGCCCCGTGGCTGGCTGTTCAACGATGGGCTGGACTAACTCACGGGCGACGGCTTGGATTTGACACGACGCATTTTGGTGTCGGGCGGCATCGGTGAGACACTCGACACCTCGATGGTTTGCGAGTCCCTGCGGATGCGGGTGATGCAACGCCACAGTGTCCAGTCAGGGTTTTGGTCGTGCAGCATAAGGCTGTACACCTCGCAGCCCCGTATGCTCCCCTGCTTCATACGTGACCGCCATCGGCGGATGATTGACCGTGCCTGCTTTTCGGTCAGGGGTTTGTAGTAAGTTCCAGGCCAGTTACGTCTCGTTCTGCGGTAAATCATTTGTAATCAATCCAACCCATAACACGCTTGTCCTGTTTGCCCTCAAGCTCTTGAGTCAGCCTGTCGGTCATCCATTTGGTGAGGTGTTTGGTTGGGGCATACCCACGGCCGACTGAGTAACCGGCCATCATCGGCGAGCGGTCATAGCCCCAGAAGTGACGAGCCATGTCGCACATCATGGCGTTGAACATGCGGTCATGACACCGCTCAACGCCCTCGATGACGTTCGGGTACACAGTGCGTAGGTGCATGTAATGGGTAAGCTCGTGTAGGATTGTGACCATTTTGCGAGCAACTGAGTCCAGACTGCTGCGGTAATCCGTTGCTACTGAAGCCCCGTATTCACGCCCGCCGTAGCTTGTGCGGCCCGGATGCACAGAGTAGATCGGTCCTGCGCTGTTGCGCCTAACACCCCTGCACTGCATGGTGTTCTGCATGATGCGCTGCATGGTTCGGTCGCAGTGAGAGGCGTAGCCGTTACGCTGGTGAACTACGGTGACTCGAAACTTTGGGTCGTAGCCCATTTCACGCTTGTGGTCCTCAACGCCAGCGAGCAGAGCGTGTTTCCAGCGCTTGCTTTTGCACATGCGCTCAAAGGTTTCAGCCATGTTGAAGCTGACTGAGTGACCGCCATGATTGAAGCCAAGCAGATACTTGTCGTCTTGCATCCATGATCGTTTCGATTTGCGTCTCGTTTTGGCCATTTTACCTCCTTGGTTGTGATTTTGACCAGTAGGAATGTAGCACACCAAAATGCCAGAGTCAACAGTTTGCTTTGCGCATGTGCTTGACGGCGGGTTGGGTATGCACATAAATACGCTTGTATTTTAGGTTTCTCGGTGAACCTTGGACCACCGTGTATTTACGCCAAGCCAGGAGCGACATCATGGCAAAATCTCTCAAGCTCGATGACATTCTAGCAAATGTTGACGTACAGGGTTCGTCACCCAGCCCAGAAGGATCATCACCGGAACCAGCCCAGCAGCAAGAAGCTCAAGAAGTTCAAGAGCCTGCTCAGGTTTCTGACGACTCGGCCAAGTCGGAAGACGCTCCCACCCCTGAGGCCAAAGGGGAAGAACCGGGACCTATCCCATACAATAGGTTTCGGGAGAAGAATGAGGAAGCGAAACACCTGAAGGAAATGAACGAGCAGCTTCAAAAGCGCTTGGAGTTGATGGAGTCGCAGGTCCAGCAAGCGGCACCGCAGACGGTAGAAGAGCCCAAAGAGGAAGCGCCCGACCCATTGATGGAGCGTGTCAAGCGATTGGCAGAAGACTCCGACAATGATGAAATGGCGCAGCTTCTCGTCGAGCTAGCTCAGGAAGTTCGACAGACCAAAACCCAATCGACGCAAACGAAAGAAGAGTTTCGCAATGCTCAGGTTCAGCGACTAGTTGCTGAGTATGAGAAGAAGATTGGCGCAGCGGTCAGCGGGGACGACATTTATGATAAGGCATCGGCACGCTCGTATGTGTTGCAGGTGTTGAATCAGAACCCGTCCGCCGACATTGATGAAGCGGTCAAGGTTTTCAAAGAGTACGAACGGAAGTTGGAACAGGACGTACTCAAGCGACATGGACACAGCACTGAGGACAAGCAGACTGAGCCTGCTGAGAATCAGCAAGACCAAGCAACTGGGCTGCCGTCACGTCAAAGCAATAAGACGGCGGCACCAGTGGCACCTTCCGGCGGTCAACCGACTGCCAAAAAACAACCAATGACTTTGCGGGAAATGAAGCGGATGTTTACAAGCGACCGCCGACGAGCCCGCTAGGAGATAGCCAATGGCTACGCTAGCAAATAGCATTTCGACGATTCTTAAGAATCAGTATGAGGGGCCGATTCGCGAGCAGTTGAATCGTGAGTCTCTTATTTATCAACTCTTTTCGGAGGGTCCGCACCAGTGGGCCGGCTCCAACGTCATCATTCCGCTTCACACTCGTGGCGTGGTTTCGACGGCAATCGTGTACGGCGGCGAAGGTGCTGTCGTTCCTGCGGCAAGTAATCAGGACTACCTGACCCTTACCGTGTCCTATGCCAGCATGTACGCATCGTTTAGCGTGACCGGGCAGGCTGAAGCGCAGGCTCCAGGCAACGGCGGCAGTGAAGCTGCTTTCGTCGGCGCAATGTTTAGCGAAATGCGTGGGCTCGAAATGGACATCCGTCACCGTCTCGACCGTGATATGTTCTGCGGGCGTGGCTGCTGGGGCTGGCTGATCGACAACGCCACTGGCGCTGCTGGTACCGGCCATCAGTTGCGCAAGGTTTCCGGCGCAAACAACTTGGCGGCTCGCCTCGCTGAGCACGCTGCTGCGACCACGAACTTTTACGTCAAAATTCTTCAGGTCGGTCGGGACAGTGCTGATAACTGGTTGTACCTCGAAGACGACACCGGCGGAGCCCCGTCGGTTGCTGGGTTTGTGTTTGAGGTCAAAGCGGTCAACGTGACCGATGGCACTGCGACGATTGAGTCTGTAACGAACGCTACCGAAGGCCCCGCTGCCGATCTTGCCACGGGCGGTCTTACCGCTGGCCTGATGATCGTTGAGTGTGACCTCGCCGGTAATCGTATTCTTACGGACCAAGTTCACGGCCTGAACGCTCTTGGTTTCGACGAGTCGTTCTTTGGAAACGGCCGTTTGAACACGGGGCTGGCTGCTCGCCAGAATCAAATCCTTCGTGGGTTTGCTTACTCGCTGCCTCGTGATGCCGCTGCTGCTGCTGCTGGCGGCCGCTCGTCGGGCACCGACATCAGCATGAGCGTCATGCAGCGCATGGTTGACTCGGTTGAGGACAACAGTGGCGAAATGATCGACTGCTTGATCATGAACCGCTTCACCCGCTCCGAGTACCGGGACATCTTCCAAGACATGGTTGGCAACCCCAACCCTGACGTGGACTACCTTCCGGGTTCGACCAACGCTAAGGGCGGTTTCCAGCCTGGTGATTTGCTGTTTGACCAGCGTATCCCGATCAAGGTCAGCAATCAGGCCCCGCTTGGTGTGATTTATTTCATCGTGCGTGACACGATCAACACCTACACCCTGCGTCCCGGTGGCTTCCAAGAGTTCAACGATGCGGGCGACATCGTCACGCAGCAGCGTGACCTGACGACGAACCGGCTCAAAGACGTGAAAGAAGGCTTCTACAAGCAGTACTTCGACCTCGTCTCCGAGAAGCCTCGTTGTCTGGGCGTCCTTACGGGCATCAAGTACACGCGAGTGTAAAGTTGACTGTAGCCCTTGAGCTAAGCGCAACGGTCCTGTGCCTGGTCCTCGCTTTCGAGCGGGCGACCAAGGCATGGGACCGCTTGCGTCGGCTCCAGCGTGAGCGTACTTTTCCAACACACCAGCCGCATCATGCTTTGCATGTGGGCATAGATGACGGGCTCGATTGATGGCTAAAGGCTATTACGACGACAACGGAAAGATTACCCCCGGCAAAATCGGCGAGTACAAAGAGAACGCTGACGAAGCTGCTTGGGAGAAGATGTATGCTTGGGATGCGTCCCGGCGTTTCATCGAGGGGTTGCAGTACGGCAGGCGGCAGACAGACGGCACTTGGCTGACCGCTACCCCCCGTCCTGGCGTGGTCCGACTCACAATCAACCTGCTGCTGCCTATTTATAATAGGCTGTACGCAATGCTGGCGGTGGCAACTCCGCACGTCAGTGCTCGGCCTGCTTCGGCAAGCCGTGAGGACTTGGTCAAAGCTAAGTCAGATGCTGCGCTAGTGCAGTATGTTTGGGACAGTCACAAGTTCTCAGACAAAATGAAAGAAGCCAACAAGTGGCTTATCACTTGCGGGAATGTAGGGCTGCACACTTACTACTGCAAAGATGACAAGAAGGTAAAACTGAAGGTCATCTCGCCCTACAACTTGTTGGTCCAGCCCGGTGCTGAGAAGATGGACGACAGCGATTGGTTGATCGTGCGTGAGTACGTCACCAAGGCTGAACTCAAGCGCCGGTACCCAAAGGTCAAACTCGACGAGCTTATTCCTGTGGAGTTTAGCCGTGAGGCTCGGCCTTACCTATTAGATTATAACCAGACCTCAACGTATAAAGTCGAGCGTTATGAGATTCTGGAGTACTGGGACCGCAACGGCACGCACATGATCGTGACCGGCGACCAGGTCCTTTATAAAGACAAAGGTCAGGATTGGGACGGCACAGGTCGCTGGCCCGTCGAGCACATGACCTACCACAGTATGCCAGGCCGGTTTCATGGCGTGGGTGCAATCGAGCCGCTAATCAGCAGTCAGCGTGAGTATAATGCTCAGCGCTCCTCGATCGTCAGCAACACCAAGCTGCTCGGGAATGTGCAGTGGCTCAATCCAATCAACTCAGGAGTTGAACGGATTACTAACGAGCCGGGGTCACAGATTCGTTACAACCCCTCAGCACCTCCCCCGCAGCAGGCTTCCCCCGCTCCCTTGCCTGGGTATATCATCGACAACGTCGGGCGCACACAAAGCGAAATGATGGACCTGGCAGGCATCCACGGCGCAAGTCTTGGTAAGCGAGTCAGCGGTGTGCAGTCGGGTGCTGCCATCAACGCTCTGGTCAATCAGGACATTAGCCAACTCAAAGGCGTGCAGGACTCGATCGAGCAGGCAGCGGTGCGAGTTGCTGAGCGCATCCTGATGCTGGCTAAGAAGTACTTCACCAAGGGTATGATGGTCCGCATGTTCAACATGGACGGCGGAATGTTTTATAAGAACCTGAAGGCTACCGACCTGAGCGACAAGCCTGACATCTTCTTTGAGGCGGGCAGCCTGTTTGCGCAGACGGCTGAGAACCGTGAGCGCAAAGCTCTACAGATGTTTCAGTTGCAGCTTATCACCCCAGAGGAAGCACGCAGAGCGGTCAACTTCTTCGGGATGGACAGTCAGATTGCCCAGACGGTGCGCAGTTACAACTATGCGCTGGATGTTCTGGAGGCTGTCTTGGAGGGTGCTGCGGTGGAGATTATGCCCACCGACCCGGTCAAGGAACTGCTTGAGGTGTTTGCTGAGTTTAGCGTCTCGTCCGAAATGGAAGAGCTACCGCCAGAGATTCAGGCATCAGTCAATGATGTGTATCGGGCTATCGTGGCGCAGGGCAATCCGCAGGCGGTCCAAGAGCTATCTAAACCTATGTACCCCGTGCAGCAGCCCCAGCCGCAGGCGCAGCCTGGTGGCGTGCCAGGGCTAGCTGGCGGCCCACTGCTGCCTGGTGAAAGTATTCCGCAGGAGCAGGCGGGCGGCACGTCTGAGGGCGCAATGAATCGAGAGCAAGGCAAACGTGAAGCGGCGATCTTTGAAGTGCCTGCACAGGGCGGAGGTTTCGGATGAATGTAACTGAAGCACGCTCGCTGTTCCGTGATTATGTGGATGACCCAGACGGGACATTCCTGACGGATGCGCAAGTCAATCAGTATCTGGATTTCGGTCTGGGTGATTGGCTCAAGTTTATTAGGCAGCACCGCCCTGACCTTTTGCTGACCTTCGTCAATCTTACTGCTGCAAACGGCGCAAGCTATACGTCGCAACCGGCATCGGCCAAGCCCGTAGCTTACGCTTTGAACCTAAACGACAAAGACATCATCTATCCCGGCAAGGTGGCGAACACCCCGCTGATGGGTTCATACGTTGATACGTCGGCTGGGCCAGGCTCGTATGTTGCGCTGCGTGGTCCGATTGACACCATTAGCAACCTGTACCGTGGGCAGTCGGGGCCAGACAGCGAGCAGACCAGAACCTGGCGATTGATGCCAGTAAGCCGTGGCGAATCGCTGAACCTGTCTAACAACATGTATAACTATATGCTGCAAAAACAGACGCTTATGTTCAACGGCGGCTTTCCTGAAAACTTGATTATCGAGTACTTTCCGCAGCCCCGGACAGTGTTTGCAGCTTCAGCGACAGATGTGTCTCAACCGATTGAAGACGGTTTCTTGCCGCAGTTTCATGAGTTGATTGTGCTGATGGCTACGACTCGGTATTTTATACGGGACGGTCAGCCCAATCAGATGGTGTCTCAGCAGATGGCATCTAGCCAAGCCGGCCTGTTGCGTTACTTGCAGGACGGCCAACTTACCGATGGGTTTGACCGAGTAACAGTCACGCATCTCTTTTAGGAAACACCATGGCGGCACGCTATCCTGAGTTGGACATCTTCCCTAAGGCTGGGATGGACCTGCGTGATCCGTCAACGCCTGACTGGTTTGCTAATCTGTGGCGTCCTACTCGTGGCAACACAGTCGAAGTGCGTCCCGGCTTCGGGCAGCTTGAGCAGTTAGACACCAGCGTAATGACGCCCGGCACCGGCACGGGCGTAGGCTCTGGGGGTTATACCCGGCACCTTGGCAGCTTCTTGTACAATAGCAACTTTGGGCACCGTCAGGTCATTTCGGTGTTTGAGGCCGATGTGCAGTTGTCAAACGCTGAGCAGCCGACGGCAGCCCCGGTCAACTTGCTTGAGACTGTCCACGGTAAATCCAAGGGCGTGGTGGTCAGCATATACGACATGACAACCGGGTATCAGTGGGAAGAACTGCTGACCGTTCATACGTCAGAGTTTACGACTAACAACACGATTCCGCAGGCCCACAACCACTTTGAGTCCACCTCGACGATTACAAGCAAATACGCATTTGCCACGCTGCCAATGGACTACTTGGGTCTGCACTTTGATAAAGATGTGTATGACGTGACGTTTGTGCAGTCTGGTGATTCAGTTGTCATGTGTCTCGGGCCGTATGGTGTTTGGATTTATCACGGCATCGACATTGCAGCGAACCGGCCGAAGAAGATCAGTGCTGACGTGTTCTCGCCTTACGCCATGAGCAGCAGCGCATTTGTAGGATCAACAAACCAGACGGGTCACAGTGAGGGCTCGGTCATCCGCCCGGTTGCTGGAACTAGGGGGTTGAATGGTACCAACTTTGTGTACCTCAACAAGTCAGAGTTTCCCCGTGCAACCGCAGCAGTTCTTAGCAAAAATCGTGTCGTGTATGCCCAGCGCAGTGTTGTTTACTTTTCGGATGTTGGTCAGCCTGGTGCGATCCTGGCGGACAACTTCGCTGAGTTCCAGACCGAGGGGGCAATCACAGCACTCGGTGAGTTCAACAACAACATCTATGCGTTTACTGAAACAGGCGTCCATTTCTTAGCACTCAATCATAGGGTGTCTGCTGGCCCTGCGTCTGCAAACATTGTGGACGTTCAGCATGTCCGGCTCAGCGACAAAGTCGGATGCGTTGGGCCTCGGTCTGTATGCACGACGCCGTTCGGTGTAGCCTGGGTGAGCAACCGTGGCGTGCATTTAGCTGGTGCAAACCAGCAGGTGCAGGACCTCAGCGACCCAATCCTAAGTTACTGGGACGACGGCATCGTTGACCCCATGAGTCAGTACTTTCCAAACAATGGGACAGGCGGCACCAAGCAGCAGCCCAATATTATATATAGGCATCAGGGCAAGCCGACCCTGGCGTATGAGCCGCAAAGTGAATCGCTATTCATTTCGTATGCGGACCACATGCTGGTGTATCAGTTCCGTGCTCAGTCGTGGGCTATCTGGCCGTTGTGCGCCAACAACCGCACGGGCGAGGTATACAAGCGGCAAACCGTCAACTCTTTGCAGGTCATGGCAGATGCTAAGGGTGTCATCGTTTGCGGCGGCCTCAACGACAGCGACGAGAATGGTCTCAATCCGTCAGCACAGACCACCTCATACTATCTGCTGCAAATGGGCAGGGGTGGCGCAGTCGATCGTAGCTGTGAGACTGAAGATCACAGGGAGTATGGATTAGGCAGGTTCAAGTACTCGATGGTGGGGGGCGCATGGTCGGCGACCTATCCAGTAGCTTTTTATGTCAACCCGCCTAAGGTCTTTGATGACGCAACGCACACCAAAAAGATCTATGAGATTGTGATCGACATTGAGTCGTTCTTAAACTGGCCCCCTGCATTATTCAATGTTTCGGTGGATTTCACGCTGACCTACGACAGCAACTTCACACTCGATGGCTATGCCGTGCCCGTAGAATCCGGCAACTATTCAGATTTCAACTTTATCGCTGGTGTCAATCAGCTTCGCATACAACGTGATACCTATAACACAGCAGGCCGCACACCGGTCGGCCGTCTGCCCATGGTTATGTTGCGTTTAGTGGCAGACGCCAATGCTGACTATGACCCTAACTTAGCCGTCACCGCTGCGCAGATTTACGACGGGGCGGCAATGGCTGAGTGCCCGGTGATGATTTACAACTTCAAACATCGGTACGCCACGACAAGCCGCAACTACGATGATCGCCTAAAAACGTCGGTTGAGTACGGTTATCAAACTGGTCAAATCGGCATGAACGAGGGCAAGCAACTCAAGGCCCGTGGCATCAACACGGCCCTAACAGTCAGCACTCGATCGACCAGCAACTTGTACAACGCCATCTTTAGCGGCGACCACAAACTGCGCAGTGGGCAGTTCCCGGATTACAATGCTCCAAACCTAGTAAGCCGACGCTATGAGCAGTTGCAAACTATCCGCCAGCGTATGCTGGGCAACCGCAGGACGTTTGACAATGTCGCACGCTGGGCACCAGCAACCACTGCATCAGACGCTTATTTGATCGACAGCCCGGAACTGAACCGCCTGGCACTCAGTGCTCATGCTCGTGGTGAGACAATCAAAACGGGTATTTATGGGTGGTGCGAAGACAAAGCGGATCAACTCAAGCTGCACCGCATGGCACTCAGCGTCTTCCCAGTCGGCGGCAACCGGCGCAAGGGCAGAACCTGATGGCTAACAACGGTATTGCTACAGACGTCGCACGTATCTTCCAAGACATTGGGCTGGATATTCGTCAGCTTGGTGGCCTGATCGGAGACTATAGGTACAGCGATCAGGAGCAGTATCGGGAGATCAAAAGCGCAGACTTTGGCGTGCAGCTTGGCTCGGGAAGCCGACCCGGCTTTACTGTCGAGGCGGGACGCACCAGCATAACGGGTGCCCCTGGCATCATCTGCACGAGTCAAATCCGGGTGGACGGCTCCGCTATTCTTAGAAACATGACGCTGGTATGTGACGGCAATACGCCCGCTCTCGTCGTGGGGTCATCTGGTCGGTGCGTCTTACAGGGGTGCCATATTGTAAAAGCACCCAATATAAGTGGCGCAAGCGATATGTATATTGAGGTGGAAGATACTGGCTATCTCAACGTCGTGGGGTGCATGTTTCACGGCACGCAGAGCAGTGGCTATGTGGTGTATAACGACAGTGTTCACCACAACTTTGTTGATGTAACCGGCTGCGTCAACGATACAGGCGTAGGCCACAGGCACGTTACAGTTGTCGGCGAGGTGCCCTGATGAGTAACCGTAAGATCACAGACGAGCAGTTTAGCACGAACGGCACAATCGACGGCAGCCGGATTGCTAAGGCGGTATCCGATGCTGTTCAGTACAACAATGAGTTGCCGATTGAGGCGGTCTGCCGCAGCCGTGCGGTCAGTTGTATCTGCCTGGGTGCTTACCCCCGCTCTATTGTCGCAGGTGCTGGCACATTAGACTACAGTGCCCCATGGATGTTTTACAGTTGGGCAGACTCGACAGGTAACAAGTACTACCGAGCCAAGGGGGTGCAGGCTGCGACGACTACAGCAGGTTCGCTGCTGACCGATGACGGCGGTCTGTGGACCGTCTCAACGTTGTTTGAGCGCCCTGTTATCATAGACACGGTATGTGTTCATATTGATCATATGGCAACTGACTACCCGATTGAGTTATCAACAACACCGTACACAAACGGCCCTAGTCTGTTGCAGTTGTTGATTGATACTGATGACGTGACAGCCCCCGAAGACCGCACGCTAAACGCCAAAGAACTGCATTATTTCAACTTCGACCCAAGGGCATATCAAACGTCGCAGCTAAACGATGCGACTGCACCGACGAACGACATGTTCCCGCTGTTGCCTGCGGATGCAAAGAGCGGGTCAAACGCTGAGGGAACGTTTGTCCTTGAAAAGACGGACCTGAACATTCCTATCCATCAGTTTGCTCGTGTGAGATTTCGCCTGGCGTTTGCAACTGACCTCGGCACCACGGCAAACTTCTCATGGAAGTCATCGGCAGCCCCCTATACTATGCACCCGGGACAACCGACGTTCGTTATTTTCTTTAGGGAGCAGCTTCGTGGCTAAGGTTGATGACAAGAAGCTGCCGCTCGGCGTTGGGCTGGAGCCGTCGCATGTTGCTGGCAACCTAAGCAGCATTGCGTCTAACTTCGCCGGCAACTTCAGTGCGGATCAACGGCAGCAGGCATCAGCACCGTGTTCCGTTAGCTGGTTCGTTTCGCAGCTTGATAACACTGTGGACGATACCAAGTTTTATTTTACGCTGCCGCCCCTACAGGACCATTTCAACACCGACCGAGTTGGCAGTATCGACACGCCCTCGATTGTTTTGGACAGCATTGGGCTTAGCTTTGATCAGATGAATCAGGGCAACATTATCGACCAGGCTACGGGTTTGCCGCACGCAACAACTAACTGGAGCGACATCAAGCTGATACTCAGCAAGGTGACAGACAACCCAGAGGCTGCGGCAACTAGTTCTCGGGACGGCATTCCCAAAACTAACAAACTGGCTGAGGTCTTTATTAGCGGGCTTGAGTTGAGTGCCATGCTCAACACCAGAAACCCGGTGATTCTGCGTGACCTGTCGATTGCCATGGACCCTTACGATATCTATCAGTGGAGCTTTGAGCACACTGACGTGCTGTTTAGCGTTCATATCCGTGCGTCATTTAGCCACGTCGTGGTTGAGCGGGATACTCAAGAGGTGGTGGGTGATTACCTAAACGGGGGCACCGATTTCCCAGCGCAAAATGCCCCAATCAACACGCTATACGGACGTGACAACGACAGCCTGACGGTGACTGCGCCCGCTGCCAACGCCGTGATCAGTGCAGAAAACGCAACTTACGGGGTGCAAACACAGCTTGAGCAGGTTGACCGGAAGATGCTGGACGGCCTGGAGGCTGGCCGTTTTACTCGTCACAACCACAGCAGCCTGAACACAACCGGCTACGCCAAAGAAGCACTCAAGCAAGACAGCGGATACTTTTGCTGGAATGTGAGCATGCTAAAACACGCAGTGCCTGGTGGTGAGATCAACGGTTCAAACGTTGACGGGTATCAGTTTGCCAAAAGCCCAGCGGCTCCTTCCACGGTGCCGGCCAAGTTTCTTTATGACAAAGCGATCATACCCATACCTTACCCCATAACAGTGCACCACGTGTTCTTAGAAATGGCAGGTATTACGGATCAAATCCGCCTGGCTCCGGGAACAATACCGTTTGCAAGTCGCTACGTTGAGACGGGTGTTGGCATTTTGCGGGGCGTACGAGCCCAGCAGTACGACTATCAGCAGATTGCCCATCTAGACACGATGCTGTCAGGTGCTGGCGTTACCTCGCTGCTCAACGAGCGGCTGTTTCCGGTGCCGTTGGTTCACTCGACGCACGCAACGGCCGGCCCGCTTGGCAAGGGTTACACAACCCAAGGCCGCCCTTACTATGCTGGGCGTCAGTACGCTTTCAGCAGTGCGGGCAACCGAGAGAACGTCTGCAATATAGACCCGACGGTTGCAGAAGCAGCACCAAGCCTGAACGGGTTTGATCAATATCTTGAAGTGCGAGTTATTTATGGTGTTGACCCAACCGTATCGGTGATCGGCTGGCCATCAGGTGCAACGAACAAAGTCTTAGGGCCGGGTGGTATCAACGTGTACATTATTGGTAAGATGCAGTTGCAAAGGTAGGTTTTTATGTCGGCAAAAGATAAGCTATTAGAGTTTTTCACGTTTGGTGCATATGTGCCCGACAGGGAAATGGACCCTAACGCCCAAACTTACGGAACGCCGGCTGGCGGCTCGTCACCGTCTACGCAACCGTTAGACATGACGGCGGCAAACCAGCAGCAGCAAGCACTTGAGCGGATGGTCGATCGCAGCAGGGCCGGCGTCACTGGTGCATACGACAAAGCGATCGAGGCACAGAACAAACGCAGGGAAGACGCCCTCAAGGTACTGATGGGCAACATCGGATCGGTCGGGGCAGCAACTGCGGCAAGCTCTGGCGTCCAAGGTCTTCTAGGCAGCGGTGCTGCGCAAGCGTCGGGGCGGCAAACTGCACTCCAGGCGGCGCAGGCGGCTAATCAAATGATGGGTCAGCAGGCTGTCGATATTGGAAACATCTTGCAGAGGCGGGCTCAGGCTGAGCTTGGTTTTGCGCAGCAGGACGTCCGGGCAAGTGCTGCAAACATGCAGGCAATCGCCAACGACATCGAGAACCTGAAGAAGACGTCAGGGCTGACAGCCCAAGCGTACCAAGACCAGCTTATGGCTCGGGCGCAACGGTATCCAGTTGGCTCGCCTGAGTACAATATGTATATGAATGAGGCCACAATCGTCGGCCAATCCGGCAACATCTTGATCGCATAGGGGAACATCATGGCAATCATTATGCGGGGAGACGTACCTCGACAGCGGCAAATGGGCATAGGCACGGCGATCAAACGGAAGCTGGCAGAAAAAGCACTCGTCGATCTTCCGGTTGCAGCGGTCAAAACGGCAGCAGGCATCCCTATCTTCGGCGGCCAAGAGGAAGAGTCCGAGCAGGACAAGATGCTTCGTGAGGCCATTGAGAAGCTGATCGCTGAGGGGACCGGCGACGTGCTTACTCCTCAGTCGGCTCTGTTGCCGCAGGCTACCCAGCCCCTTGGTGCTGGCCCTGTGGCGTTTGCGCCGTCCGGCATGGGCAGCGGGGTGAATGTTGGCTTGCTGCAAAACTCTGGCGGTATGGGGTCGGCTGTGCCCGTGACCCTGATGCCGCAGGGGATGAAGCTGTAACGATGGCTAAAGAAATGGATTTTCTAGACGAGATCCTGGCTGAGCTAGGGCCGGAGCAGAAGCAGGAGTTGCTTGCTAGTGCGGTGGCTAGCCTCAGCCCGATCAACGAAGCGACAGCACCGGGAGCAGTACTGACCACAGGGGGCAGGGTGCCAGCGTTTGAAGCAGGCGGCGCAGCCACCCCAACATTGGGATATATTGCGAGCCCTGGCATCTCAGACGGAGGCGAGGCCCCGCTGTTTACGGTTGACAGTCTAGCCACCGGGCAGGTGCCGCAGGTCGAGTTCGATCCTCAGAACCTGATGCAAACCATGAACCTGAGCCAGGTGGACCGTGCCCGCATCCAGCCTGACCTGACCCCGGTGACTGTTGGCACTTCTGTCGATGAGTTGCCTGTCATGTTCACCCCGGACGTACAGGCTGCGGAACTGCTTGCAAAAGCCCCCAGGCAAAAACCTATTGCAGGCGAGAAAGAGTTTGATGCCCTTCTTGCGGAGCAAAAGGCTGATGCTGACCAGGCTTTAGTGCAGTTGCGTGATCTGGTTGAGCAGGCCACAGCCCCGGCAAGCACTGACACCGCGGAGCCGCTTGCTGAGCAAGTCGCACTGAGCGGGGTTATGCAGCCAACGGGTCAAAGCTCGATGGAACAAGTGCGGATGCGAACCCGTGGGGTTGACCGTACCAACGAGCAGTATCAGCGCCGGTTGCAGTTGTCTAAGCTGCTGGAGTTGCAAGCACTGCGGCAGTTGCAAAAGGCTGAGCAGGTCAAGGCGCAACCTCGGTCGCTGATGGATTTGTATCGTGGGGGCTATGAGCGGCGTGCTGCTCAAGAGGCGCAGCGTCGCATCAACATGGCTCGTCAATACTTCAATCGCTCGGGTGCTATCCAGCGTGAGCTTGTCCGAGAAAAAGACATTGAGCGCAAAGCTGCCGCCGCAGAGCAGCGGGCTGCTGGGTTAGATGCTGCACTGCAAGAGCGTATTACGAAGCGTAAAGGCCAAGAGGCGTTTCAAGAACGCAAACTTGAAATCGAAGGTCAAAAGATTGCTGCAAGTTTGGCCAAGCTCAGAACGCTTACGCCTTATCAGGCTGCTGTGCTGGCAAACATGAAGGACAAAGCGACTGCGGCTGAGAAAAACAAGCTCAGAGAAATGGCTGGGCGCATGCAAGGCACATGGCAAAAGCTGCTCGTAGAATCCAACAAAGAACTGCGTGATTTACGCAAGCAGGAATCAAGCATTTTGCGTCAGCTTAGTCAGGGGTTCGTGCGGCAGTCTGTGAAAGACAATCTTAATGAGCAACTTGATAATATTGAACGAGAACAAGACGCAATCCGAGAACGAGCGGCAGAGTATGAACAAGCTCTCACGCAAGAAACTGAGCAGGCTACCGGCATTGGAGCCGGTGGGTTGGATTATGGTTCCTTATTAAGGGACGAGGAACAATAAGTGGCAAAGACCGTCCGTCAGTTTCTTGAGCTAGCAGAAAAGAAAGATATGCCCATTGAGGGGGCGGTCAGTTATTTGCAGCAAAATCACGGCATCGACCCAGCAAAGCTGCGGGAGTCATTAGATGTTGTTTTGGTTCCGGGTGGCGTGCAGCAACCGGAGCAGGACTTTGTTGTGCCTGGCCTGTCAGAAGAGGGTGACGTACAGATTGGTGGCACCACGATCGGGTCAGTCCCGATGTCGATCGCCAGGCGCAGCGACATACAAGAGGGCTTAGGTGTTTCGCTGCCGGTGCAGGAAACTGCCAAGCAGCAGGCAGAAGCTGTCGGCGAGGCATTTATAAGTGCTGAGCGTGAAGTCCCTCAGGTTATGACTGAGCCCGCTGAGAAAGAGTTTGTCACTCGGATGCCGGAAACGGACGAAGAGAAAGAAGCGTTTGCTTTGGGCAAAGCCATGGACGAGCCGCTGCTGGCTGGTCAGTTTGCAGGCACCAAAGGAATCACAGCCGCAGACCCGGTAGTCGTGCAGGGCAGGCAAGCGTATCGGTCAGGCAAGTTTGCAGAGTTTGAGCGGAAGCCGGGCGAGACTGTTATTGAGTACGGCCGCAGAATCCGAAACAACCCAGAGCTAAGCCAAAAGGCTCGTGAGTTTTCTAAGCTGAACCTAGACGCCAGGGCTTCAGAGAAGGCGGCGCAGTTCTTCGGTGAGGACGAGGTTGGGTTTGCTGGCAAAGTAGGCGCAGGCGTTGCGCACGCAGGTGGTGGCCTGTCTGGAATGATCGGGGGTGCCGGCCTTATGCTTGGCACCGAGGCGACGTTTGGCGTGCTCAGCAACATTCCCGGCTTGCCTAAGAGCGTTCGAGAGAATCTAGAACAGCAGTATTACGAGCTTCAGAAAAATTATGATGAATATGCCCGGTCTCGTGGCGGCGAGTCTTACAAGCAAGGCATTGATCAGACCATGCAGGCCATGGAGAAACTCCAGCAGGATCGCCTCAAGCGTACTGGGGGATATGGCTTTTGGACAAATGTCGCTGATGACTTAGGCGACAATATTGCAGGCATCGGCGAGCTTTCATCTATTGTAGCCCCCTCGTTCCTTGATTGGATTAGAGATTTAGAAAAGGGCAAATACGGCGTCAAAGCTACTGCTGACGACACCTTCTTTGATAAGATGAGCAAGTCGTTCGCCATGGGCTTCGCAAAGGGTGAGCAGTTTCCGGGTGCAATCGCCGGCGCTATGAAGGCAATCTTCGCATCCCCTGATCACTTTCAAAAGTCTCTCAGGACGCAGCCGATCACCACGCTTATGGCGTTCCTGCCGCTAGCACGTATGCTCAAGTCTGCCGGCTCTGCATCTGCTGGTGTCGTGCTCGATAAGATTAACAAAATGGCAGACCGAGCCGGGGTCAACCTCAGAGACCCAGACCTTTATTGGGTTGATGTGCCCGTCAACCGTCGGGATCAGATTGTCGCTCAGATGCGGGCGAATCTCAGAACGGGAGCAGGCAGGGCCATCGAAGCACGCCTTGCCAAGTTGTTCCTGAGGGATGACTTTATTGACGAGGCAGCCAACGCGCTGGCTAATAATAAGCCACTGCCTAAGATGCGCCTCAAAGATGGGTTCACCTCACCAAAGACGGCGGCTCAGTTGGCTGCTCTTACTTATGCCGTGAGTGATGGTGACGTGTCAGACACGATGCTGGCACTCGTGCCCGGTGCTATGGGCGTCGCTCACATGGCGCAGTTGAGAAAGATGAAAGGCGCAAAAGGTGCGGCTCGCTTCCAAAGCCGCCCCAAAGTAGCGCAGGCTGAAGCGTGGACAAGCAGGCTGTTCAGCAACATTGCGACGCAGCTTGACCCGTTTGGGACTATGAAGGCTTCGCAGTTTCTGGATGAAATGCGTGCGGCGGTGGCACGGGGTGAATCTGACCTGACCGACGTGTTCAACATGGTAAAGCAGAACATGTCTAAGCAGGACTTCGACAATCTCGTGCAGCGTGCCTACCAGCAGCGCAGTGAGATTATTGGCCAAGTCGATGCAGACCCGGCCGTAATCGCTGCATATAATAAACTGGAAGAGGCCAAAGAGGCGGTGGCTAAGAAGCCGTCAGACCAAGCACAAGCCGCTTTGACTGATGCTGAAAACTCTTATCGGCAACTGCGTACCGACACGTTTCAAGAGGCAATGCGCCGGATGGACTTAGCTGCCGATTTGTCTGAAGAGGTTGGCATCATCATCGG